AACCAATGGCTTAAAAGGCTTCTGCTTAAACATCTTGTCGAGGCAGATCGATGGGGGTTGAGCACTCATCCGCTCTACGCTGTAACTCGTTCTCGTCAAAAGTTCCGTAGATATCCCCGGTGACCCTCACACTGCTGTGACCTGCAATTTGCGATGCCTCAGGCAGGGAAATCCCACCCACGAGCAAATTGCGAATCCGGCGATGCCGCCAATTATGCGGGTTGTATCCCTTTGGGATGCCCAACTTCTTGGCGTACCGCTCGAGCATGTGGTAGATACCACCCTCGTATAATCGGTCATAGTGACCGTGGAATTTTCCCAGAAAAACGTAATCTAAGTTCTCGATATGTGGGCGAACCGCCAGCCATGCGCGCAGTGCGCCGGCTGTCTCTTCCGAATAAAAAACCGCCCTGGTCTTGTTATTTCCACCGCGCCCCTTTTCATGAACAAACGCCCGCCGTTTCTCCAGCTCCAGATCGTCCAACTTCAATCCGGATACCCCACCCACCCGCGCCGCTGTGTCGGCGAGAAAACGGGTAATGGCGTAATCGCGCGGGTTGTTCCTCGCAGCGGCGATGATCGAAATTTCATTTTCCATTTTGATGCCGCGGCGAATTTCGATCGGGACAGGCGGTAATTCCAGACGTTTTGCCGGGTTCTCCTGGATGATATCTTCATCCTTCATCCACCGGAATAATCGCCGGCAGGCGCGCACGTATTGATGGATCGTTGATGGGCTGTAACTGCCCTCGATTTTTTTACGGGTTGGGTGGTTTGCATATTTCACCTTGACGTTGGCGATGGACAATCGCCAGCGGCGCAAATCTCCGATTGTGATACTGGATACATCCCGATCTTCGCCAAAATAAGACAGGAGACTCGGAATTCTGGACTTATACCAGGTGATCGTGGATTTTGATACCACACTTTCCATGCTGATATAAAAATCGTCAATCACATCGCCAAGACGATGAATCCGAATTGCCTTCCGCCCGGAAATCATAGCGAACGGTTGCTGTCGTAACTTGATGAGTTGCTCAGAGATCATGTGCATAGTGTAAGTCATCATGTTCGTTTTGTCCTAAAAATCAGAAAGATATGACAACAATCAGGGAGGGAAAAATGGCAATCGTCACCAGCGAGGAAGAATATCTACGGCTGTTGCGCAGCCTGGTAGAACAATTGGACAGCCTCATCCAGGAGATTGAGGAAAGTCGTAAAAATCGCCGTTACACTGAATCAACCATCGCCATGATCGAGGACAGCATGAGCATCACGATTGATCTGTTGTATGGGATCCATGCGGACGCGGATTGGCGCGTGGACCGCCTGTCGAAGCTGATGACTGTTTTGCAGACCGGGCGGAAGGGACCCAACGCATACCCGGTGGATATGCCGGCGGGCAAACGAAAGGACACTGACAAATGAGCAATCCCCTCACCAACGAGCATCTGGAACAATGCGCTGTGGTCGATTGGGCACGGCGCAACACGTTTTACTATCCAGAGCTTAAATTTTTCCACGCAGTTCCCAACGGGGCGAAACTGCCCTACGTCAAGACCCAGAACATAGATGGATCGTGGTCCCGGTATTCTTCTCAGGCGGAAAAGCTGATAGAAGAAGGGATGCTGCCTGGCGTGCTGGACCTGTTTTTACCATCAGCGCACGGCGGGTGGTTTGGTCTGTATATCGAGATGAAGCATGGAAAAAACAAGGTATCTCCAGACCAACAGATCTATATCCAGTACGCCACGGCTGCGGGGTACTGCTGCAAAGTTTGTTACGACGCGGATGAGGCAATCGACGCGCTGCGCAGATATCTCAAATTGCCGGCGACGTTCGTGCCTGATAGGGTGGATTTGTTTTGATCAGTATGGAGGTGGGCGAATGAGCACAACAGATCGAGCGGTGCGTTTTTTGAATGGATGGCGCGATTTGACCCGCGCATTGGAAGGCGCGTTGGTCGACAATTTAGCGGCAACCAGCCCCTGGCTGGCGCCGCTGATTCCGGCGTATCTCGGTTTCCGAAACATGACAGGCGTGTTGGGCTTTCCCCCGTGGGTCGGTATTGTGGGCGCGATTGTTATCGAGACTTTGGGGCTGTCCACGGTGCATACCGTGTTTACCCTGTGGGACTACAATGATTCACGGCGCAAATCGGATCAGCGCGCGCCGATGTGGGCGGCGTTGATCGTGGCAGTTATGTATGTACTGATCATTTTAACCGTAAACGTCCTCCTGGATTACGACAGTGAGCCGGTCGAAAAGGTGGCGATGGCGCTCCTATCAAGTTTGTCGGTTGTGGCGGCGATCACCCTGGCGGTCCGAGCCAACCATGCCCGGCGGGTATCGGACATTCAGGCGGAGCGCGAGGAGCGGCGCGAACTGCGCCAGTTGATGCGCGCAGATGCGGCGCATCCCGCATTGGATGCGCCGAATGCGAAACGCATTCATCCGCAGCTAAAACCCCCATCTTCGTATACCTGCGAACTATGCGGAGAGAGTTTCGCTTCGCAGCCGAAGCTCGCCGCGCACATGCGCTGGCAGCATCCGAAACATCCGGATAATAACGGGCATAAACAGATCGACCCCACCGCGGATGAATGGATCGAGACCATCAAAATGTAATCAGGGGTAGCACATTGAAAACTTTTGCGGTATACTCTGCTCATACCGGTTGACCGGAGATTCGCGCTTGACCCCCGTGTTTTTTACATGGGGGTCTTTTTTTTATTGCTTGCGCGTCCCATTTCTGTGCGGTATCCTCCAGACAGTCAGGAGGAGCATAATGGCAGACGAAAATTTAATTCCAGATCCACAAAACGCCCGCCGGCACCCAGACCGCAATCGATCCATTATCCGGCAATCGCTGGAGGAGGTGGGACCCTTCCGCTCCATCGCTGTGGATGGGGATAACGTGATCCGCGCCGGCAACGGGGTTTACGAACAGGCGCAGGAACTGGGCTTGAAGGTGCGCGTGATCGAAGCCGCGCCGGATGAGCTGATCGCGGTCAAACGCAACGATCTGCGCGGCGAGCAGGCGGAACGTGCGGCGCTGTATGATAACCAGGCGGGCGATCTGTCAGAGTGGGACGCCGAGGTGCTTTCCATGCTGGCAGAGGACCGCCCCATGATGCTGGAAGGAATTTTCGACGGTGCAGAAGTGGAAGCGCTGATTGAAGAATCTGAGCAGATGCAGTCAGCGGAGCGCGACGTGCGCAGCCGGGATGCAGACGATAATCGATCAGAGCGCATGGGGGATGAGAAAGCCAAAATCCGCCCGGTCATCTATGCCAAAGAGCTGGCGGTGTTTGAACAGGCAATCCGCCGCACCGGGATCAAACGCCGGGGTGAAGCGTTGATCGAGGTATGCCGATATTATCTGGAGCACAATTATGGCGACCAAGAAGAAGCAGAAGGACAACACGACCCTGCGGCGGAAGATTGAACTGCGCCGGCTGGCATTGGATCTGCTGACCCATCCTGGCAAATACAGCGCGCCGGCGGAATCGGCGTTTGCGCTGCTGGACACGCCCGCCCCGGAAGAGCCAACCATCACGCCCGTGGTGATGGAAACCCACGGCGGGTATGGGCGCATCTATCTGGATTGTTACGCCGGGATTGAAGACGGCGTGGTCTTTGAGACCGACGAGAAGAAGGTGCTGATGCTGGCGGAACAGCGCCCCACCTGGGCAGTGTACCAGGCGGACTGCGAACACGCCATAAAGGGCGGAGCCGGGGCGCATCTGGAAGTGAATTTGCTGGACGTGGACCCTTACGGCGATCCGTGGTTGGTGATCGATGCCTTCTTCCGCTCCGAACGCCCGCGCCCTGAACGCATGGTGGTGGTGGTCAATGACGGTCTGCGCCAAAAGCTCAGAATGAAAAACGGATGGGATACCCACTCGCTATTGGGCATGGTCGACCGTCACGGGAACGACGCGCTGTATGACGATTATCTGGATATCTGCCGGGACCTGATCGGTGAAAAAGCTGCCCTGGCAAATTACAGCCTGGACAGCTTTACGGGATATCACTGCGGGAGCGCCAAACAGATGACGCATTATCTGGCGCTGCTTACCCTATGAGATTTAGTACGCAATCCTATAAGTCCTTTGCGGAGTGGCACACACAGATAATGTCTTCCGGGGGGATCGAGGCGTACTTCATGACGCTGTTTTCTACGTTATACCCGATTGCAACCCCGTGTGGATTGCGGATCACCTCTGTGATTCTGCCGATATTGGTCGTGTTGGGTCGGGTGGTGTTGGTGTAGAAGCGGATAAACATGCCCACGCCGGCTTCTACGGGGTTCTTGCGAATAGCGGACACCAGGATTTTGATCAGCGACACCCGCGGAACTTCCTGCCCGCGCGCGCGGTGTAAAGCCTCGATCAGGACCTCGCGCGTGGCGCTTCGGATCACATATTTGGCGTCATCGATGCTGGTGTTGATGATCCGACTCACATCGTGCTCGAATTTTTCTTCCGGGGTCATCTCGTAGTAAGGTTTCCAGTCTTTCATCTCATACCCCCATCACCTTGCGCAAATCCTCTTTGAGGTAATATTTCTTCCCCAGTTTTTCCAACAGCTCCACTGCCCGGAAGCCAAAATCCTTCCAGTCGATTTCTTTGGCGTGTGGGTGGTAGTTCAGCACGCCGACCTTGAACTGATCGACATAAGGGGCGGTCTTGCGGATAAGGATCATCACTTCGTCGGGATTGAGCACTGGTTCCAGACTCACCCAGGTAGGGATGCCGGCGTCATGGAATTTACGAAGGGTTTCCATGCGCGCGCCGGGCAGCGCGGCGTTCGGCTCCCAGTGCATGGATACTGCGTCGTTACAGCTGGTGAGCGTGGTTGCAAAGGAATCGGCGGGCGTGAACAGATCCAGATCACGCAGCGCGCGATGCCCCCCTTTGGTGAGCGTGCAGAAATGCAGATGATGGGCTTTGAGGATTTCCAACGCCTGACGGGTGATGCCCGTGTCATGGATCGCCGGCGAGTAGGGGTCGCAGGTGAAGCAGAATAAAATCTGGCGTTTTTCCTGTGCTTTCTCATACCCCACAGCATCCTTTTCCAGCAGGCGCAGGATATCGTTGCGAGGGCGCACTTCAGTATGAAACTGCTCGCGGTTGCGCTGGAGCACGTTGGGGGCGTAGCAGTACAGACAGCCGTGATCACAGCCGGTGTAGAGATTGACGGACAGCTCGCGGTATTCGCGCGCCTTGCCGCGTGTTTCATAGATGATCTTGCCCGTATAAGGGACGGCTTCCGCGTTTATGGGCGCAGGACCGTCAAACAATGCAGTTTGATGATTGATGGACATTGATTTTCTCCTTTTCGTGATCGGTTTATCGTCAAATAGTTAATGCATCTCGTGCCGGTGAATTAAGGGTCAATCCTATGGGTTTGTGTAAGCAATCCCATACATGCGTATAACCATAAGGGGACAATCCTGTTTACCGGTGCACCGGACCGCCGCCGCCGGTGCGCCGGGTTGCGCCGCGCCTCTTTGCGTTGTATCCTCTCTGCGTGGTTTCCTCGATTGTTTTCGATCCCGATTCCCCGCTTTCCCGCTGCCGTGGTGAGCTTCCCCGCGCACATGACGCGCTGCTGGACTATTACCGTCTCGGTAGCGGGCGGTCGCTGCGCGCCATTCACGCAGAATATCGTGAACGGAGTGAGTCAGAAGGGATTACAAAAGTCCCGACAAAACGCTTTGCAACGCTGTCGAAATGGTCCACTGCAAACCGCTGGCAGGAGCGCATTGAACTCCAATCCCGGATCGATCTGGAAACGGAGCGGCGCATGAAAGAGGAAGCGCTGCGCGCGGAGGCGGAGAAGTGGGCGCAGCGGCAGCTGGATGTGCGCGAACGCGACTGGCAGCAGGGCGAGGAATTGCGCGTCCTGGTGGATCGCATTCTGGGAGAATCGCCCAAATTCATCAAGAATTCGCGCCGGTTCATCCCCGGTCGCAATGGTGATCCGGACCGTGAAATCATCACCGTGGGAATCGACGCAAAACTGATGACCAACGCGCTGGTTGCGGCGAGCAAGCTGCAACGCCTGGCGGCGGAAATGGAAACCGACCACACCCTGAACGACAACGTCAACGAGGAGAGCATCGAGGACGTGCGCAAGAAGCGTTGGGAAAAAGCGCAGGCAGCAATTGAAGATGCAATCGGGGGTAGCGCGCCGGCGGAAGAAGATGACGGGGGAGAAGAACGTGAGTGAGCACCGAAGCGCCGTCACTGGTCACCACATTCCTGATCGAATATCTTGATCTGCCCGAGGCAACCGGTCTGCCGGACGCCTCGTGGGAAACGTTTCAGATTCGGCACCTTAATAATCCGAAATTGCTTGGCATCACAGATAAATCCAGACAGGTGGGCTGGTCCTGGCTGGCGGCGGCGGAATCGGTGGGCATCAGCTGCATCCAGCGCCGTAACACCTCGATCTTCGTATCGATCAACCAGGATGAGGCGCAGGAGAAGATCCGCTACGCCAAAGCGGTGATTGAGGCGCTCGACAAAGAGGTCCGCCCGAAACTGATCACCGACAACGCGTATGAGCTGGAATTCCAAAACGGCTCCCGCCTGATTTCCCACCCCTGCCGACCCGTGCGCGGTAAAGCTCGCGCCCGCGTTTATCTGGATGAATTCGCGCACTACGCACGTGACCGGGAAATCTACCAATCCGCGGTGCCTGTGATCTCCAAAGGCGGTGTGCTGCGCATCGGATCATCCCCGCTGGGAGCCGGCGGGATGTTCTGGGAGATTTTCGCCGAATCGATGCAGCGCTACCCCGGTTATGTCCGTGACGTCATCCCGTGGTGGCAGGTGCGCGCGCTGTGCAGAGATGTCCGGAAAGCCTCGCTTCTCGCGCCGGGCATGACCACCGCTGACCGGGTGTACCGCTTCGGAACCGAACGCATCATCACGATCTACGAAAACATGCCGCTGGAAGATTTTCAGCAAGAGTACGAGTGCGAATGGGTGGATGAATCGGTGGCTTGGATCGACTGGGAGCTGATCAAACGCAACCAGTTGGAGAGTCAGGACGGGAAGCTGGAATACCTGCGCGCCAAAACCCCCGACGCGGCACTGGCGGCAATCGATGAATTGGCTGGGTTGATCCGGGCGGGCAAGGTGGAGCCGGTTCTGGTCGGTGGGATGGATATTGGACGCCGGCACGACACGTCTGAAATCACCCTGCTTGGGAAGAGCACCACTGGACAGACCCCGTATCGTCTGGGAATCACGCTGGACCGCTGCGAATTCGATACCCAGGCATTGGTAGTGGATACGATCATGGAACGTCTACCCGTATCGCAGTTCATGATCGATCAGAACGGCATCGGCATGCAGCTGGTTGAAACCGCGGTACGGAAATGGGGCGCGCGGGTCCAGCCGGCGGAGTTTACCAACCCGAACAAGGAGCTGTGGGCAGTGGAGGTCAAGCTGCGCTTTCAGCGCGCGGAGATCCCCATCCCAACCGATCGGGATTTTACCTACCAGGTGCACTCGGTAAAGAAGAAAGTCACGGAGAGCAAAAATGCCGTCTTTGACTGTGACGCGAGTGAGAAGCACCACGCGGATCAGTTTTGGGCATTGGCGCTGGCGGTGTGGGCGAGCAAACCGCAATCGGCAGCGGAAGACTGGATCGGGAAAAACAAGTCGATATTGGAGGAACAGGAAAATGAGCGAAGTAAGCGAATTGAAGTGGGGCGTGTACGTCGGCGGTGATTTGATGGCTGCGTTCCGAGATATCGGGCGGGCGCTGTCCATTATGGCAGAATACTATCCAATTGGGTCCGCGGTAAAACCCATCGAAAAACCGCTGCCAGATACGAGCGTGAGCACGCCGATGATTGCCGGCGCGAACATCCTCACCAGCGTCGCGATTCCCGCCGGCTGCGTTGTGGCGGTGGACGGAAACAAGGTCATGTTGATCGATCTAGGAGACGCCCGCGGACATGTTGTTTTTCGGGTAATGGACCCTGGCAGGGTGGATATCGATCTATCGGAGGTGAGGAAATGAGCCGTAACAGCAAGAAGCGTTTTGCGCGCAAACGCGCTATCCGAAGAATGGAACGCCTGATCGCAGCGAAGGCACAGGCGGATGAACTGTATCGTCAGCAGCGAGAAGCGGAAGCGCAGCGGGAAAGCGCAAACGGGGAGGCGGCGACATGATTGAGCGTGCGAAGATCGATGTAACGGCGCATGAGCTGCTGCCGGGCACAATCACCTACACCTACCGCTGGTGCGGACCGGCAAACGCCCCGGTCCATCTCGAATACCGCGAGTTCAACCAGCACCGCTTCCCGTGGCGGATGCGCCGGGTGCCGGGGACGTATAACACTGTACGCATGAGCGCAGATTATGTGCGCCTCGATGCGCCCTTCGGGGTCGTGATCTGGGTGATCATTGGCGCATTTGCCTGGACGCGTCAGGCGGTACGTTTATTTGCAGAGCGATGCGCGATCACCGCCACTATCTGGGGGATTGCCAAACCTCGTCATAAATCGTTTCGGATTGGGTAATTAAGTTTATAGACATGGCAGACACCCCAAAATCCATTCAGCCCGAAGTCGCCGCGCGCCTATCGTGCCTGCTCGAGCCGTATCAACTGGCGGAGTTGATCGAGACGATGGAGGCAGCGAAGAGCGCCGGGGATGGATGGTATCGGGTGACGCTGGACTGTTCACCTGGCAGGGTGGATATCGAAGGCAGTTTCACCCGTAAACCGCGCAAACTGGACTTGCGCAAATGACTTCGGCGTTGTATCCTCTCTGCGTCGTTTCTTTACTCCTGTGTTGGTTGGTTACTGGTTGGCGTCTTGTTTTCTCCTAGTGAGTGTCGGCGCGCCGAGCTGGGCGGTCAGCCGAGAGCACCTTACCCGGTGCAGGCAGACGAATCTGCCACGCTCACCATAAATTTTATTAAATTTAAGGCAGCGCGGATAGACGGCAAGGGTTCAAGAGCGTGTCGGTGCACCGGCTGGAATACCCAGACCCCGCGGGAGATTGGAGACTCCCAAACCCATAAAGAAGTTACCCGTGCTTCTGCTGTATACACGGGTTTACCTCTCCCGGCATCCCCCCTGCCGGGAGACTGGTTTTTATCAGGTTGCATAACGCCCCACGGCGTTGTATCCTCTCCATAACTCGTCAGAGGCACGATCCCGGAGCGGTTGATAGCCGCGCCGGGATTTTTTTATTCAGAATGGGAGGATTCTATGTTTCACAAAAAGTTACGGTTTGGAGTGCTGCTTGCCCTGGTGATGGTGTTTTGTCTGGCGGTGTCGCCGGCTTTTGCCGCGCCATCCGCGCAGGCAACCGTGCCGGAAAGCGGCGGGTTTGGCGATCTGGCAGCTCAGTGGTTCGGGCTGGCTGGGTTTGCCGGGCTGATTGCCCTGCTGATCAACATCGGCAAACGTGTGGGGTTCGTCAAGGACGGCACGGCGCAAACGTGGAGCGCGGGGCTGAATCTGATCGGTTTGGCGCTGCTGTTGCTGACGCAGGTGTACAAACCTGATCTGGCGATTCGTGATCTGGATACCCAGGTTGGGGAGTTTGTCAAAGTGGGGACCGTGGTGTTGGGGTATGTGATTCAACTGCTCGCCAGCAAAGGCACCCATGTAGCGGTCCGCGGCGTTCCCGTTATTGGCACCTCGCACACGGAGTAAACCATGACCGCCGCCCGCGCAGCATCTGCGCAATCCGATGCGCAGGAAATCGACAACGCGGTGGATAACAAGCTGCTGGGCGTGTATCGACGCCTGGATGAGTTGGGCAACCGCTCCGAGATGCAGACCGCGATGATGCAGGATTTGACCGCCAGCGTCAAGGAAATCTCGGAGCGGCTCCGTAAATTCGAGACTGAGAATATCGGATTACTCACGGCGCTTCAGCAGCAAATGTCCAACGCGTTCACACGTATCGATGAGACCAAGCAGGATCTTGTGGACGCGAAAAACGAGCATCAGAAAGACATCGACAAGCTGGACGCGGAGGTCAAGGGGATCAAAGAAAAAATCCCGGAGGACCTGAAAGACCGCATCCAGGCGCTCGAAAAGGTCATCCCGTCCATCGCTCTGAATAACAAAATCTTGATCACCATCGGCGGTCTGTTCCTGGCTTCGATCATCACCTTGATCTGGGCGTTGATCACCGGGCAGGCGACCGTCACGTTTCACTGAGGTATTACATGGGCTTCCGAGACTCCGTTCGTAATCTGTTCGGCAGCGGCAAGCGGATTCCGGTGGTGGACGCAAAGCAGGCGTCCCCCACCGTTGCCAATATCCCGCACCGCTGGTCGTCATTCATGGGACCGGGTACGCCGGTCAGCGGTTTGCTGGTATCTGCCCGCGAGCAGGACCGTGACCTGGAACCGCGCAGTTTCCAGTATTCCCCCAACGTCAACGCCACCATTTCCCCGCGCATCGCTTATGGGCTGATGAGCTTTTCGGATCTGCGCGACATGGCGGAGGGCGTCCCGGAAGTCTCCATGTGCGTCCGCATCATCACCGAGGAGATCAAGGCGTTCCGTCCACGCATTCTTGCGCCAGACAGCACCGAGTGCAAAGACCCGGCGCTGCGCTGGATGATCCAGTCGCCGGACCGGTTCAATCCATATCCGGTCTGGCTTTCCCGTTTTCTGTATAACGTGCTGGTCTATGACGCCGGCGCGCTGTACCGGGTGCGCAACCAATCCAGCCAGATCACCGGTCTGCGTGTCGTGGATGGATCAACACTGTTTGTGATCATCGATGAGCACGGCGAACAGCCGACACCGCCAGCGCCGGCGTTCAGCCAGGTGATCTACGGCGTACCGAGAAATTACTTCAACTCGCATCAGATCTGGTACCGACCGCGCCATCTGCGCGCCGATGCACCCTACGGACGGTCCCCGATTGAGGACTGTTTGCCAGCGGTGAAACTGCTCTCCAATATCTGGCAGTATCAGACCGCATGGTATACCGAGGGCACCACACCGGATACGCTGGTGGCAGCGCCGAGGGAGTGGACCCCGGATCAAATTCTGGAATTCGAGCGCACGTTCAATGACCGCATGGCGGGCAACACGGCGGAGCGCGCTGGTCGGGTCCGTTTCCTGCCCAATGGCAGCGAAACCATCTCCACCAAAGACGCGACGTTCAATCAGGCGGTCTACGACGTGGCAGCCAACACCGTGCGCATGACCTTCGGCATCCCGCGTACCGAATTCGGCGAGACACCGGGCACGGGTTTGGGCGGGTCTGGATTTTTGGAGGCGATGCAGAACGTGTTCTACCGCATGGGCATCGCACCCATGAAATCCTACATCGAATCGGTGTTCAACGATGTGCTTGAGGAAAATGGTTATCGCGGTTACGAGTACGAGCTGGCGTTCCCCAATGAAAGCATCGACCCCAAGAAGGAAGAGGATAAAACAATGGCGCGCTTTACCGCCGGCGTGATCACCCGCGACGAGACCCGTGAGGCATTGGGGCTGGAGGTGTTGGGCGGAGAAGAAGGCGGGTTCCTCAACACACCGGGAGGCGCTCAAGAATCGCCGTTCTCGCTGATGGACACAGACAAGATTCCGGTGCGCGGCGGCGGGAAAATCCCGGTCCGTAACGGCAAGGTCCCGGTGTCGGATAAGGTGCCTGTATCCGGCGGCGAGACGATCCCGGTAACGGAGGATGACGATATCGAGAGCATCCCCGTGCGTAAAATGTGGGGCGTTGACCCAGAAGATGATTCGTATTTTGGCGCGCCCATCAACAAGGACGGCATTGGTTGGTGGACCCACGAGAAGGGACTGCCAGACCGGGTAGTGAGCGAGGTCGACCCGCTGAATGAAGTGGCGTATCTGATCGATCGAACCGTGGCGAAAAACGACCAATCGTATCTGGTGCCCGTGACCTATCAGATCCAGGGTGCCGGGGTGAGCCTGGCAGATATCGGTGGGGACGTGGATGATCCATCCGGATTCGACACGGCGCTGCTGGAGCAGGCGGCGGTTTTGGATTATATCGCCGGCGTGACGAGACCTGCCTCGCTGGTGCGCTCCCATCCCGATGACCCAGAGCGCCCCTACCTGGTGCCCGTGGATACCCTGATGGGCGATCCGGACAGCCCGTTCGTTTCCGCCGTAGCCGGCAAACCGCTCTCCCGCGATACATTGGGCGGCGTGGCGGTGGTGATTGGCGACGCGGTGTTGTGGAGCGACATCGCCGATATCGCAGGCAGCGAACGAGCAGAAGCGGCGCGCGCACGGGCAGAGGCGATTTTCACGGCGGAAATGATCCCGCCATTGGGTAATTAAGGGCATACCATGCGCCAAACCCTGTACCGTCGTGAGGTCAAAAGAGCGCGCCGCCAGATCGAGCGCAGCATGACGCGCGCCGTTTACCGGGAGCTGTCCATTTTCTGGCGCAAGATTTACCCGCGAGTGCGGAAAATCTCCTACCAGAAGCCGGTATCCAAAACCGTGCGCAGATCCGCACTGCGTAAAGCCTCGTTCCTCACCGATACCCATTTGTGGGAGATGTTCGAGACCCGGCTGCGAGAGCATCTGCTTTCCGAGCTGGTCGCCGGCGCAGTGACCCTGGAAGCGATTCGCCGCGCCGCCCATGAAGAGAACGGGATCACCATTGATCCACAGGCGGTGATCGCAGCGCACCGCGCGGAAATCGCTGACGAGGTGCATGGGATCAGCACGCGCACGCGCCGGAAAGTGGGGAGAATCGTCTCCAACTGGTATCAGAAACCGGGGAAAACACTGGATGATCTGGTGGATGATCTTCACCCGTTTTTTGACGAGCGCCGCGCCCAGATGATCGCCATCACCGAGACCACCGCGCTGAACAGCCGGGTTATTGCCGCCGAAATGGACGCACTCGGAACAGATGACTGGATCTGGGACACCTCGCGGGATGAGATTGTTTGCCGTAACTGCCGCGAGAAACACGGGCGCACCTTCCACCGAAACGACCCCATGCCGCCCGAGGGATCGCACCCCGGTTGCCGATGTGGAGCGATTCCGAAGCCCAAAATCGATTAAAACTTGCATAACGCCCCACGGCGTTGTATCCTCTCCATAACTCGTCAGAGGCATGATCCCGGAGCGGTTTATCACCGCACCGGGATTTTTTTATTTCTTTTCGGAGGTTGCGCATGGATATCCAAATCGTTGACCGGGACGGCTCCTGGTATCTGGAGGATGGGAGCGGAAACCCGGTTCCCGGCGCGGATGAACCGCACGTCTCCCGCGAAGAGGCGCAGGCGCATCTGGATGCGCTGGTCGAGGCGGAGAAGGTGGAAAAATCCGATGATCTGACCGGTCAGCCGAAAACCATGTTCATCCCGTTGGTCAAGGTGGATGTGGAAAAGCGCGAGGTGTGGGGTTACGCATCGGTGGAAGAGGTGGACCATACCGATGAGATCATGGATTTTGGAAGCTCCCTGCCTTATTTCCAGGAGTGGTCCGCAGCTACGAAAAAGCGCAGCGGCGGGAAGTCGCTCGGAAACCTGCGCTCCATGCACCAGGATATCGCCGCCGGCAAGCTCATCGGCTTCCAGCCGGACGCGAAGGCAAAGGCGTTCTGGATCGGGGCGAAGGTCATCGATGACGCTGAGTGGAAAAAGGTGCAGGAGGGCGTGTACACCGGGTTCTCGGTGGGCGGGAGCTATGTGAGGCGCTGGTACGACCAGGGCTTCCAGAAAATGCGTTACACCGCCAAACCATTGGAAATCAGTTTGGTGGATGCACCGTGCGTTCCCTCTGCCACGTTCCAGATCGTCAAAGCTGACGGCGTTACTGAAAGCCACGGATTCGCGCCCACAAATGGGAAAAACATCCTCAAAGCCGATATCCCAGCAGCGGAAGAACCCGCCGGCACGGTGGACGTGCCCGATGAGACGATCGAGCGCTTACCCGACCCAACCACAACCGTGACGTTGGACCCGGATAACCCACCGTCTGGCGATCAGCTTGCGGCGGCGCACGGAGAGACAGAGAAACTTGACCCCACCGCAACCGCGCCCATTGGACAAACGCAGGCGATTGAAAAAACCGAAGAGGCGAAAGAAGTCAAAAAAGACGAAGCCGTATCCACATTCAGCGGTCCACCCGAAGGGCAGGTCTGTTTGTACGCCACGATCTACGCCACGCCGGATGTGGCAGAGCGGTTTGTCCGCTTCATGGCAGCGCTGACTCATGCCTCGAATGTCGGGCACAGCGCCGGGTTCGTCATGGGTCTGGACGGTGATGGTTCGGAGAGGTTCTCGATCCAGTATGTATCCACCAGCAGTTCCATTGATCGACCGGATCAGATCCCAACCGTGGAAACCGAGGATATCGGCATGGGGATGGAGGTCGTCAAGGGCGACCGCCCCCGTGTACGCAAAATCAGGGTGAGTCCGCGCGAAAACAGGCGGATGGTCAAAGTGCGCCAGCCTGAAAAGCGCATGATCAAAGTTCGCTAACGGTTTGCGTAAGCAAATCCATAGCCCAATTGTAGGAGGAGTTTGACATGGGTAAGAAGAAAGTCGGATTGAAGAAGGACCTGGGAGAACTGGTATCCCAGCTCCAGCAACAGGCTGGCGATGGTGAAATCGACGCGAGCCTGATTGACCAGATCGCCGAAACGGTCAACGCGGTTGACCAGGACGGCGATACGCAGGATACGACCGAAACCCCGGAAGTGGCTGAAAAAGACGCCGCGCCCGCTGCGACGGAAAACCCCGCTCCCGAACCCGAAGAGAAGGAAGACGAGGACGAAGTGCAAAAGGTTTACGGTACTCGACCGCCTCGACCGGATTTTGTTGTGCCCGGTTCCGCCGCGGAAGGCATGCGCGCCCAACTGCCCGGTTTTATCAAGGCGCTCGAATCCGGCTCCATTAAAAAGGCGCAGGATCTGGCAGGCGCGCGCGATCAGTCCGCGTTTGACGTCATGTTCAACATGGCGTGCAAGCAGGTCCTCACCGAAGGCGGCTTCACCTATAAAAACATGGCGAAGCTGCACGCATCCGCCCCCAGTGGTGATGAAGTGCTGGCAAAGGGCATGACCGCCAGTGACCTTCCCGGTGTGTACCTGATGCGCCTGGCAAAATTGATGATGCCAGTGTACGCCGGTCTGCGCCGGCGCTTCCCGACGCAGTCTCCCACCGCCGGATCGGATAAGGCGACCTGGCGCTCCCAGATCGGGTTCTCCAATCTCAATGTGGCGAACCTGCTCTCGGTCGCTGAAGCCGCGATCGGAGACGAAATCAACGAATCCGCGCTCACCTTCGAAACCCCGTTCCGTGATATCACGCTGAACGACAAGGTCAACCTGAAAGCCATCGCCGCTTCCCGCGGGTACGATGATCCTTTGCAGGTCTCGGTCATTCGTTTAATGACCGCCCTCCTGCAAATCGAAGAGCGCAAAATCTTGGGCGATAACTACGCCGCGCTCGCCACCCCCGCTGCACCGACCGCGGTTGGTGCGGGAACCGGGACCATCGGCACCGCCACCGCCAAGTTCTGCGTTGCGGCGCTGACTTACCGCGGTTATGTCGGCGGATCGACCGGGACCGATTCGGCAATCGGCGAGACCGACGCTTCCGCGCTCTCTACCGGCGTGGATCTGTCCGGTAAAGCCACCGTGGATGTGTCGTGGGCTGCGGTCCCTGGCGCGGTTGCGTACAACCTGTTCTACAACCCGTCCTCGACCACCAAGTATTTTGTCGGCACCTACACCGCGACCAAAGTCACCCTCTCCACCCTGCCCGCTACCGGCAACGCGCCCTGCTCTACCAATAAGAGCGCCAACGCCAACGGCTTCGAGGGGCTGCTGAACTGGTGCGAACTGAGCACCATCTACAGCAACGCCATCCCGCACAAGATCAGCCCCACCGATCTGGGCGGCGCCAAGCTCTCCACCGGCTCTTCCGGCATCACTGAAATCGATGCAAAACTGGCGGCGCTGTGGAAGAACTGGCAGATTGCCCCCACGTTGCTGGTCATGTCCCCCGACATGGTCGGGCAGGTGACGGATAAGCTGCTCGCGCTCAACAGTGGATCGATGTACCGCATCGAGATCAGCTCTGAACGCGGCACGATGCAGGGCGGCGCGTTTGTTTCCGGGTACGTCAACAAGTTCGCGCCCTTCGCGGACGGCACCCCTCGCTACGTGGACATCATCCCCCATCCGTATATGCCGGACGGCACGATCCTGTTCCTGTGCGAGACCATCCCCTACCCAATGGCGCGGGAAGCGCGCGGGTTTGCGCTCGACACGCTCATCCCCTACACCTACTTCCCGCTGGCGGCTTCCACGATCGCTTATCCGTTCGCGGTAACCACCTCCGAAGTGCTGGAATGCTACCACCCGGCAGCGCAAACCGCTCTGACCGGCATCGGTCTGTGAGTTTGAGGTAATTATGGCGGGCGGGGTGACCATTGACGGCGTGGACAGTTTTGAAACGGCGCTCAAAACCGTGGAGGACCTGGTCATGCCGGAAGCGGAGCGAGCAATTGGCGAAAGCCTGGAGGAACTCCGCAAAATCATGGCACCCTACCCGCCGCAACCCGACCGCGACCGGGCAAACCAGAACAAAGAGCATCCATCCCCTTACAACACGTATGTGCGCGGCATTGGTCAGTTTCCCCGCTCGTCATTCGCCCAGGTGGATGGGGCGTGGGGGCGCAAGAAAAAGGGTGCGTACAAAAAGGGTCCAAAAGGCGGCAAGGTGCGCCGCACCTCGCAGAACCTGAAAAAGAAATGGAACCTCACAGTCAAGCAGGATGGGAACGCGGTATCGGGTGTGCTGGAGAACACCGCCAGTTATTCAGGTGTGGTTCTGGGGCACAAACAAGGCAGCGGCGAACACGCGGACAGTATCCCGGATCAGGCACCGTTCCACGCGGACACTGGATGGATGAACATCGATGACGGTATGACACAGGTTCAGCCGAAAATCGACCGGGCGTTTCGCAGGGTCATCGACCGGGTGATGCAGAAATTACGAGGCAGCTAATGGACTACACCGAACTGACGCGGGTCAAATCCGAAATGCAGTCAAGCAAGACCACGCAGGACGCGCTGCTGTCTACGTTGATCACCTCTGCGAGCAGGGCGATTGACCGTAAGTGCACTGGCGTGCCGGACCCCGACGCGGTGGACTATTTCAAGCTGGAACCCAAAACCGGGGAATTGCTGAACGGGATCATTAACAACGCCGGCAATATTCTGGTGTATCCGCACAAACCACTGATTACCCTGGTGTCGTCCTTCGAGTACCGTCTGCGCCCCTTCGACCCCTGGGAGAGTGTGGACGTTGGGCGCATCGCCGTGGACGGCAAACGAGCCGAGGCATACCCTCAGACGGTCAAATACCTGTCCACGCGCTGTCAGGTGCGCATCTCCTATACCGGCGGGTTTGCCGCGCTGTCCGCTGATCTGCCGTCAGATCTGATCGAGGCGGCAACCGTGCTGGCAATCCGCTACTACAAAGAGGCGGAAACCGGGCTGTCCGATGCTATCGGCGTGGCGGAACTGGCAACGATGGTCTACACCAAAGCGATTCCGGTCCGCGTTCTGGACATGCTCCAGCCCTATATCCGGACCGTTGGATGGAGGTTTGTTGCATGAGCAATCCATGTGATGTGGATGTGGTGCTGCGTGAGCTGGCGAAGGTCGAAGCCGGCATCTCTGGCGTGATAGGGGCGTATGAAAGCGCTCCGGACAGTATCCCGGCAACGGATTTACCGGCGTTCATCAACCTGCCCGGTCCGGAACAACTTGTCGGCGAGGGCGGTGATGATGAAATCGGCGAAGGGCTGTCCACGCGAACCTACTACTGCGTGCTGATCGTTGCCCCCTTTGGGACCGGCATCAGCGGCGAGAAATTCGGCGACGTCATGCCCTTCTTCACCCGCGTGCGGGATACCTTCATGCGCTACCAGGCGCTGGGGCTGGCAAATGCGCTGCGCCTCGTCTACCGCGGCGATTCCGGGGTGCTGGCGGATATCCAGTACGCCGGAAACAGTTACTACGGCATTCGCTTTTCTGTGGACATTGCCGGACTCTTCCGCGTGAACTACGCACAGTACGAGTAGTGTCTATCGGTTTGTGTCATTAAGTCTATACGTTTTGGAGGTCGAAAATGTCTGCTCCATCTGGAATCCGAACTGGCGTTGGCTTTCGTAATGCCGTGCTCTTCAACCTCACCGAGGCGGGATTTCCCGCGGCAAGCGGAAGCGAAGTGTATGAAGGCGTGCGCGTTTCCGGCGCAAAGACGCTCACCATCAACGATCCTGAACCGCGGCGCATCACCCATACCGGGGATGACTATATCGTGTCCATCGATGTGCTTCCGCCCAACGAAGGTATCAGCGGCGAACTGCACACCAGCAAGGTCAACGATATCGTGGATGCGCTGCTGACCGGGCAAAAGGTGTTTACCGCGGGCGAAATGTCGCTCTTCGGGCAGGGTACGGATAAGCGTGGGTATGAGGTGCAGGTTGGGCTGTTGGCGTATCGTCAGGCGCAGGATACCGACCCCGAATCCGCGACTTATGGGCAGCGCATGTGGGAAATCCGCATCATGCCCAAAGTCCAGCTGATCAGCCGGGATTCCGGGTTTACGGATCAGCCTGAGGACCGGGTATATACCGTCGTGCCGGCGTTTGTCACGTCGCATCTATGGGGCGCTGCGTTCAGCGAGTTATCGGAAGGGTTTGCGAAGGGTCAGATCGTGCGCGGTGTCAGCCGCGGCAAGCCGAAGCTGGTCGCGTGGAAAGGTGACGGGGTCAAACTGGAATTCCTGTTCCCGACCGACGCGCAGGCGCTGTCTGTGTCCAAAATCACGGCGTGGGTCAACGGCACCCCACAGACCACGGGCGTTACCAAAGCCCTGACCGGTCTGACCTTCACCGCTGCGCCCGCCACTGACGCCATCATCGTGGCGCTGTACGAAACCGCCAATTAAGGATTGACCATGCTGCAAAAGACAAAAACGGTTGAATATGAGCTGGACGGTCAGGCAGTACGCCTGACCGTCGGACGCGCCACGGCGTTGGTAGGGATGCGCCGCTCTGTGATGGTGTTCAACGCCAGAGCCGAACTCAAAGATAAACCCGTTGACACGGCGCTCAGTGTGCTGCGCACCATTACCTATCCCGATCTGACTGCTTGTCTGGTCGCTGCAGAAGGCATCCCGGCGGAAATCAGTTTTGAGGATTTTTGCAATCTACCCGATGACCTGATTGCCCTTTGGGAAGATGCGGTGTACGAGGTCAATCCGCATTGGAACCCGGCGGGCACCCCAGAGGAGGTTGCGAGCGAGGCTGAAAAAAAAGTCTGATCATCGATCAGCGTCTGGCGCGTTGGTTCGAAAAACGCGATGACGGCGATGAAACGGAGCCGCGCGCGCTGATTGAAGGAACGCAGGCGGATCTGGAAGAAGCCTGGGATACGTTCACCCAGATGGAGGCGACGGACTGGCGCTTTTTGCCCTACGCTGGCGGGCTGATGGATCAGCCGGAACTACTAATGGCGAACGTCTACAGAATCGCAAATGCGGCGCGCGCCTTGAAGGAGGCGAGACATGCTACCTAGCAGTGGAGGCAACAGCGGAGGGGACAAGACCTTCCGGGTGAAATTTGATTTTGTCGCCAATACCAAAGGCGCGCAGGACGCGGCGGCGGCGGTGGATCAGGTCAAAAAGAAATCCGAGGGCGCGGGGGAGGGAATCGGAAAAACCGGCAAGCAATTGGAGACGCTTGGGAAAGCGTCTGCGCAGGTGCGTAATGTCGGGCTGGCGATGACCGCGGCGGGCGCTGCTATGACCGCGGCGATGTCTAAATCCATCAATCTGTATGTCAATAACGCCGGCACCAGCGAGCAGACCTCGCGGAAATGGCTTGGCGCAAGTAAAGACATCGAGGCGGCGCAGGTGCGCATTGGGCGCGCGCTCGCTACTCAGACCGTTCCCTATCTCGAAAAAGCCGCTGATCTGGCGGAAAAAGCCGCCGGCGCGTTCGAGAAAAACCCCCAATTGGCAAAGTCGGCGGTCAATGTCGCTGGCGGGCTGACCATTGGCGGCGGGGCGCTGCTGGCGGTCTCGGGCATCATGAAGGCGGTGGAAACCATCGGAAAGATGTTCGGCGCGGGCGGCGCGCTGTCCGGGATCGGGAAGGTGTTCAGCGGCGCGGCGTCCAAAGTCGGTGGAGCTGGCGGCGCGGCACTATCCTCGCCGTTGGGGGTCATTCTGGGTGGGTTGTTCGCCGGCATCGGCGCGAATAACCTGCTGGCGAATACCCAACTGGGTCAACAGGCGGGTATGCAGCCCTTCAATCGATTCTTGACCGTGGGCGCATACGGCGCAGGGAAGGCTATCGGCGGCGAAGAGAAGGGGTTGCAGTGGGCAAGCTCGGTGGGCGAGTTCACCGGCGCGATCAAAAAAGCCGGGACGGAAAGCTCGCAGGCTGGACACGAGATCGATTACACCAGTCAGCAAATTTCCGCTTACCTGTCCTATATCCGCCAGGAGCAGCAGGCGCGCCGGCAATACAACATCCAGGTGCAGCGCATGACCCGCGATTTTCAGCGCCAGGAGCAGATGGACCTGGAGGACTACAACAAATCCCGCGCCCGGTCCATGCGCGACTTTTACCGACAGGAGGCGCTCGCAGAACGGGATTATTACCGTCAGCGCGCCATCCGTGCCCGTGATTACGGTATCGAGGTGCAGCGCGCCGAGGAAGATCATCAGCGCGAAATGCGCCGCTCGAGCGAGGATCATCAGTGGCGTTTGCAGCAGATCATCCTCGAAGGCGACGCCTACGGTTACTGGCAGGAGCAGCGCCAGTACAATATCGACCGCAACCGCGCCGAGGAAGATTACCAGATCCAGGCATCCCGCCGCAGCGAGGACTTCGCCCGCGAGCTGGCGGACCAGGAGCGCGAATTCGCTATTCAGCGCGAACGCTCCGCCGAGGAATTCAAAATCCGGATGAAGGACGAGGAGATTGATTACCAGATCCGGCGCAAACGGGCACAGGATCAGTTCAACATCCAGCTAGCCGACTTGCAGGTCAATTTCAACGAAGAATCGCGGCAGCGCCGCCAGGCGCTGTTGGACCAGCTGCGCGATTTGCAGCAGGGTCTGGGGCAGGAACGCATTATGCGCCAGGAGTTTTCCGCGGCGATGCTCGCTGATCTGCAATCCGCCATCAATGCCGCTGGGCAGGGCACCAATTTGCTCGCCGGCGCATCGACCAGCCGGGCATCCGGTGGATACGTCAACGGCGAGGTCGTTCAGACCCACGCGCATGAATTCGTACTCAATCGACCCACCACCGAAGCCGCTGAAAAACTGGCGGGCAGACAGCTCACACAGGACAGCGTGCTGTCGATGCTCTCTGGGCGCGGCGGGGGCGGGGTGACAGATAACCGTCAGTTCGTTTTCAACCGCGGATTTACCAGCGAAGAAATCAACGCGATTCGCAGTATCTTCCGCGAGGAATTCGAAGGCGCGTATTCGTAACGGTTTGCGTAAGCAAATCCATAGAGGTGATCCATGCCACTCTGCCAGTTTATGATCGGGTCAACACCCGAAACGATGACCAATATCGAGGCGCTTACGGTTCCCGTGCGCCCGCCCAAGAGCACCTTCCGTCCATTTTCGGATACCAAAACATTGGGGTCGGGGCTGGTGCGCGGGGTTGGTTTCCCAGTGGCGACCTGGACATGGGCGGTGATCGATCGGGCGGAGCGCGACGCGCTGCGGGCGTTTTGCAGCGGGCAATCGGCAGCCGTGTACATCAAGACCAAAACGATGGAGTCCTCGGATACCTATAAAACCTTCTCGGCGATCATGGTCTGGAATACGCAAGCCGAGGAACGGGATACGGGGCATAAGCGCGTGAATCTGTCCATCACGTTCCAGGCATTGGTCGAGGTGGTTGCATGACGGCGCGCGCACGGGCAGCGACCAGTGATGAGCTGGTCAAACTGCGTTCGGATGCGCAGTGGACGCGCTATAAACTGGCTGTGATCGTCCCGCCTATTGTGTTCGCGGCGCTGGTCAACGGCACATTTACCAGCGTCGATCAGGTGACGACCATCCCCTACGATACCGTTACATCCGGGGCATACACTGCTGTGGTTGCCGGGATGACCCTGCTGGTTGGCTCCGCCGCCGGCAAAAGCGATCTTGGGCAGGCGCGTGTGCGCAAGATCACCGCGACCACGATCACGATTGGGCGCACGAGTGACATTTCGTGGGCGGATAACCTGTATCTCACGGTAGTGGATGAGTTCTTACCGTGGACAAAGCAGCCGGGCGTTCTATCCGATAACATCAAGCTGGATGATGATGTGCTGTACTCGGATCAGCACGCCAAGATGAACCCGGTTCCCATCATGGGTCCTGACGTGGCGCTTCTTGCCGGCGTGACCTACTCACCCGATGGGTCCAACTCCTTCGTGCTGGATGGTTCCACCATCTCCACCTACGCGTGGACGGTGACCGGCGGCACGATCGCAAACGCAGCCACCGCCACCCCAACCATCACCCTGACCGGTGGCGGGTATCACCGCTTATCTCTGACCGTGACGACCTCCAACGGCAAATCAACCACGGGGCACCGCGTGATCTGGGTGTATGACGGGACGCATCCGCTGTTGGATCAGTTCTCGATCGATACCTTTCAGGGGGACGCTTCGGAGGGCGGCTGGCAGGTACGCGTCACGCTTTACGATCAGGCGGGGCAAACGCAGATCCAGGACCGGGCACATGTGATTTTGCTGGCGCAGGATTATGCCGGCGGCGTCGCTGTCAGCCTGGGGCAGGTCCCAGGGGCGGAAGCAGTGGCGTTCAACGGATGGATTTCCGGCGCAACCATCGATTACCAGCGCGAATACGGCACCGTGTCGTTTTCGGCTTACACGCTTAATTGGTGGATGGATAAACTCGGTTCTCCGTCCAGCTTTGTCGAGGGTACGGCATCCGCGCCCACCACCTGGATGCAGATGCAAAGCTGCACATTGGATAAGGCGCTGTGGCACTGGCTGTACTGGCGCTGCACCGTGATCGAGATTGCCGATGTATATCTCACCGGATCTGCGACGCTATTTGGCGGCGTCGTGGCGTCGATGGGCAGCATCTGGAGTCAGATCAACGAATCCGTGACCAACAGGGCGCTGGCGAAGGCGCGCTGTGACCGGCTGGGGCGTCTGTTTGTGGAAACGGACCCCCAGATGATCCCCGTTGCGAATCGGGGGGCTATCCCGGTGATCATGGCGATCACAAAAAACGACTGGACAGATGAGATCGATATCCAGCAGCGCACGGTGCAGGATGTGGGCATGGTGGAGCTGGCGGCGCTGGCAACCAGCGGCGGCAACACCAACGTGGTGATGAGCCGTTCCCCAGGCATCGCCTGGGGAAGGTTTGGCAAGGTCGATAAACGCGACCGGTTGATTGTGGCGAGTCAGGCGGACGCCAACAGCTTATCGGCGATGATCCGGGCGAAAATGAACAATCCTTATCCGCGGGTGATGATCAATCTGGCGTCAGATAATCGTCTGATTGATATCGCCCCCAACCAGTATGCGACCCTCAGTATCGATGCTGCGGACACCCCGCGCGGGGTTACCTGGACAAATAAGCGGATGATTCCCTCCCGCGTGGAGCACCGTTTTGACGATAAGAGCGGAGCGGTCACTACGGGTGTGGAGTACGAGCCGGAAACATCGGGTGGGTTATCGGTGACGGTGGACGCGCCCCAGCAGCCGATTGTCGTTTTCCCAAAGCAACCGCCATTGGTGATTCCGGGATGGTCCATCGGTTCCGGCGGTTCATTTCCGGGACTGGATCTGCCAGATGTTATCCCCCAGGACCCCAGCATCCCAGAAACCCCACCATGCAAGGAAAACGCCGCAGCAGACCCCAACGGACCTTTCAATACCTGGATGGGTTCATCCATCCTGTCATCGGATACCTACTCAAAGGTTGCTCCAATCCGGTTTTATGCCCGTGCCGGATCCTCCACCTCTCCGACGCGCTACACGCTCAACGGCACCTGGTGGGAGTGGGATGGGGCGGGAAACTGGAACCCAACCACATCGGATGACTGGTACAACGTTTATCTCTTAGATAACCAGTTCAACCGCATTTGCACCGGGACCAAAGACCCGGTGACGAACCCGTTCCAACGTACCGGGACGTTCAATCTCGCTGCTGGAACGCAGGTCGCTTATGTGGAGGTGGCGCTGACCAAAGACGCCACGAATCGGTTGGGGGCTTCCGGCGCGTATGAGATGAGCGGTGCTTCATTGGTCGGTGTCGGCGATATCGACGCCGGGACATTGGTTACGAGTTATGACGTGTACTCTTCCAAAGCGACCCTGACAAACCAGATCGTACAGTATCGCAGTCCAGGGTATACGCTGGGCGGTCTGAATTTCCCGCTGCTATCGGGCGGCGCGCCGCTCTACCTCATGATGGACGTCAAGATGCGCTATGTCATCACTGGTAGCGGGTACATGAGCGGGAAAACCATCGAGTTTTCCGGTCGCTACAGAACCGATGATGTGATTTACGACGGGGTTACAGAGTATCGCGGACCGTACTCGCAATTTTACGGGGCGATGAACGGGGTGCATGTCGAGGCAAAACGGGTACTGAGTGGATCGATGACCAGCGAATACCCGGCATATCTGTATACATCGATGGAGATCGAAATCAAACCCTTCCCGACCCACAAGTTGGACATCAACAGCCTGCTGCTGTGGAATATCTGCGGAGCGTGATATGGGCAAACTACGCAATCTTGTCAATGACCGCATGGCTGGCAAACAAAACGCCCTGACCAGCATCCCGGCGCTGCTCGGGAAACCCAATGGCGAGGTGGAGGTTCCGGGGCAACCGGGCTGGAATTATGCGCGAGTGGGGGACCAATTGGTCGAGGTGTACAACCCCGGCAAGGTGCCTGCGTACCCGGAAACCCCGGTGCTGATCGGTTACGATCCATTGGAGCCGGACATCTTGCAGGTGCTGAACGTGCGCTCGCTGCCCACCCCCTTTACCAGCGGAGTCGAAACAATCAACGTCAACCGGGTGCCGGAACACGCCGATACCCATACCTGGATGAGCGAGACCGGGAACGACCCGGTCTTTATCGATCTGCGCCAGATCATGCCGCTGCGCGTCACGCCGGCGGGCGGCATGCTGATCTTCGTGCACCGCGCCATCACCAATATCGGGTCCGCGGTGGTGGAGGTATCCCCATCCACCACGTATGATCTATCGACTTATGTACCCAATGTCACAGCGGGAGACGCGCGCTATGTGCTCGTCTCGCTCAATGATGTGGGCGGAATCACGCTGACTGCCGGGACGCTGAAAACGCTCACCACGCTGACTCTCGCCGATATTCCGGCGTGCCCCACCGGGCATCGGAGATTAGCGGCGGTGAGGCTGTATTATGGGCAGACCATTATCTACGAGACCCGTCTCGTCAACGATTTAGTGGATCTGCGTTTTGTCCAGGAGCCGGGCGTGCCCTCGTCTCACGCTTCCACGCATCAAAATGGGGGCGTGGATGAGATCAGCATCGCCGGGCTGTCCGGGCAGGCGGCGGACCCGCAAACCCCGCTGGCGCATGCTTCCACGCATGTAACCGGTGGGGCGGATGCGCTGGTGGTGGACAATCTGCAAGGCAAGGCGATTTCGGCAACTGCGCCGGCAAACGGGCAGACGCTGATCTGGAACGAAACCAACCAGCGATACGAACCGGCGTCTGGCAGTGGTACACCGACCGCGCACGCATCCACCCATCAGAGCGGTGGGTCGGACCCCATTGCGCTGGATACACTCTCTGCGCCAACGGACATTACCACGCTCAATGCCAGCGCCACGGCGCACGGTTTGTTGCCAAAATTGAGCAACGTCGCCGCGCAGTTTTTGAACGGACTGGGGGCATGGGTCGCGGTTGCCTGGGGAGATATCACCGGCAAACCAACCAGTTTCACCCCGGAAGCGCATTCCGCCAGCCACAAAAGCGGCGGAACGGACGCTATTGCGTTGGACACGCTCGCGGCACCGACCGACGTGACAACCCTCAATGCCAGTACGGTCACTCATGGATTACTGCCCAAATTGAGCGGAATCGCAACGCAGATCCTCAATGGCGCGGGGGCATGGGTGACGGCGTTTGTCGATTGGGCAAACATCACAAATATTCCGAGCGCGTTTACCCCCACAACCCATACCCACGCCGGAACGGATATCACCTCGATTGTCAGCGAAGCAAATTACGCGACGTATTCTGGCACAGCGGACTCGGCGGTCCACGCGAGTTATGCGGTCTCGGCATGGATCCCGGAAGCGCTCACCTGTTCCTATCTGAGCGCCAGTTCGATCAGCGTCAGTGGGACGGTGACGGACAGATACCCGCGCGGAACCAAGTTTCGCTGCAAGCAGGGCGGGGCGTATCTGTACTTCCGCGTTTTATCTGCTGTGATCAATGGGTCCACCACAACGGTCACGCTGGAAGGCGGCGGGGTGTACTCGCTCGCAAACGCAGCCATCACGGATGCAGCCTACTCGTATGCCGAGGAACCTGAGGGGTTCCCGGTCACATCGATCGCAGACGTGCTGACGCCGGCGGCGCATACCCATGCCGGATCGGATATCAGCTCGTCTGTGGCAAACGCAGACGCAGCACCGTGGACCGGGATTACGGGTAAACCAACGTCGTACACGCCTGCCGCCCACGCATCGTCCCACCAAAACGGTGGGGCGGATGAAATCAGCGTGGCTGGATTGTCTGGATTACTGGCTGATAACCAGCACGTCGAAACAATCTATTGCCGGGTGGCAAGATCGACAGCACAATCAATCGCTACCCAAACCTGGACTCCAATTCAATTTGATACTCAGGTTTATGACGATACGCACGACCATTGGACGTCTGCAAATAACTCAAAGATTTACGCAAGGGTTGCCGGATATTACATGATATTTGGGCATTGCGGTTTTGAGGCAAGCTCAACAGGCGAGCGAAGGTATCTGGCGCTCCGAGTAAATGGAACCACATATATAGCACAGCATGGTGCTACAGGGGTTCAGAGTGCAAGTTACGGTCCGGTATTTTCCATAGGGACAATGTTTTACCTGTCCGCAGGCGATTATGTGGAATTGGTAGTCTACCAAAATGCAGGGACGATCAACACGAGCTTTGACTCGTCCAATTACAACCACAGCAATCTGGCACTCATAAAAATCGGGAATTGATCAGAGACTTTTTGAGGAGCGAATCATGTATTCGAAACTGGGTTATATCGGTAAGGGCGTGTATATCTGGCGTCCGCGCAACATCTGCGGCGGAGACGTGCAGGCAACAATCAATCGATTCATCAGCGCCGGCGTGAAAACCGTCTGCATCAAATTGGTGGATGGGAGTTACATCTACCCCTATCTGGAACCGCTGATCAACGCCTGCCGCGCTGCCGGCATCCGCGTGGGCGGCTGGGGGTATGTCTATCTCAAATTTGACGCATTGGCGGAAGCCAAAGCCACGATCAAGGCGTGCCAGATGTACCAGCCAGAGTTTTACCTGGTGGACGCCGAAGGACACGCCGCCTGGCAGACCGCGGCGGCATGGGTATACTCGCACGCCGTGTACCCGGCGCTCAAAAAGATGGGCGTGCTGGTGGGGCTGAACAGCTATTGGTACCCGAAACTGCACCCGGAATTACCCTGGCAGGCGCTGCGTACCGGTGCACAGTTTGACGCGCCCCAGATCTACTGGCGCGGGGCAAGACCGGTGGAAAAATACCGGGAGAGCAAAGAAAACTATGCAAAGATGACCCCTGCGCTGCCCTTTGCGCTTCCGGCGGGAGACATGTATTACGAGCACGGCATCCAACCCGCCCCCGGTCAGATCACAGCGTTCTTGACGGAAGCCAAACGCGACGGAGCCAATGGGGTGATCATGTGGAGCGCAGATCAGGGGGAGACCACGCCGGAGCTGTGGGCGGAGTTTGCGGCTTTCGATTGGGATTCCGGAACCACCGAACCGGCGGTTCTCGCGGCGCAACCGGTGATCACACCGCTGTATGCCGGGGTGGTGACGGCGCGTAGTTTATATGTGCGCAAGGGACCCGATATCGGTTACTACCCGGTGGGTGGGCTGATGCGCGGCGACCGGGTGGAGGTGTACGGAGAATCAGGCGGGTGGCTGCGCGTCAAAACCGGTAAGATCGACGGATGGTCGTCTGGGCAGTACATTAAAAAACTTTAGGGGTGCAGCGATGAAAATCAGCCAAAGCGGAGCCGTCACAACCATCACGATCGATGTATCCAAAACGCCGGAACAGTGGATTTTGCTGGCGTCCGACTGCCATCATGACAGTGTCAAATGCAACATGGCATTGGAGGAGAGACACCTCAAAGAATTGAAGGCGCGCGACGGAATGGGGTTCTACTTTGGCGACATTTTTGACGCCATGCAGGGGCGTTTCGACCCGCGCCGCTCAATGGCGGAGCTGCGCCCGGAATACCGCCGGGATGACTACTATGATTTTGTGGTCAAGGACATCGGCGACTTTTTCGCTGACTACTCGCCGAATATCGCGCTCATCTCGGATGGAAACCACGAGCTTGCGGTGCTCAAATCGGCGAATACCAATCTGGTGGACCGGCTGGTGGGGCGGATCAACCAGCAGACCGGAAGCCGGATCGTGCACGGTGGGTACGGCGGATGGGTGCGGTTCATGATCCAACGCAAGGGCGTCCCGAAGGGGTCGATCAAATTGAAGTATTTTCACGGCGCGGGCGGCGAAGCGCCGGTAACACGGGGTGTGATTCAGACCAATCGACAGGCGGTGTACCTGCCCGACGCGGATATTGTGGTCAACGGGCATAGCCACAACACCTACTATATACCGATCAGCCGGGAGAGGATCGGCGGCAAGGGCACGCTGTTTTACGATATCCAGCACCATATCCGCACGCCGGGGTACAAAAACGATTACGCCGATGGTACGGGCGGATGGGACGTGACACGCGGCGGGGTGCCGAAACCGGTCGGCGCGGTGTGGTGCCTGATCAAATGGGATAGCGTGACCAACCGCACGATGATCAACGTTTACCCGGATGTGCACGGCGCAGAGGTGTGCACGCCGGCGGGCGAGTTCTACACCGGCAAAGTGTATGAGCAGGACGCGTCGTATCCATGAGAATGGTCTTTGATATGCAAAACCCCACCGGTTTGGGTGGGGTTTTTCTATGGGATTGCTTATGCAATGCTATAAAATGCGCGCGAGTATTTTATCTCTTTAAACGATAAGTTTCTTTCTCTGCAAAGAAAGAAACTTACGTCAGAACCTTCGGACATGAAGCCCTCAGAATCTGAGCACA